ATGGAACAACGAACTGATCGTCTCACCGCCGCATACGTTGACCTGGCCGTCAACGTTGCTATCGCGTTCGGCCTGGATGCCGGCTTACGCTTTCTTCGCGAGCAGAAGACCGCGAACGCGGTCGTGCAGCGCGTGCTGATCGACGGCGGGCCGCGGCGCGGCGCTACTTCGGCCACGCCTGAACCGTCTTCGCGTGGCGCGCCGCGCACGTAGCGTACTGGCCCAGCAGCTCGATAGCCCAGGCCTGCCACGCGTCGTAGTCGTCAGCGCCGGGCCGTTCGATCGTCGGGCACGGCGCGGCGAGCGCGCTATCGAGGGATGCTTTTGTTGGCGGCTTCGATTGCGGCGTCGAGGTTGCGCACGCGGTCAGGAGTAGGCTTGCAATCAGCAGGCAGAGGCGTGGCATTACGGACATTGCGCAACTCCTTGGTGAGCGCCGACATGCGCGGCGCCAGGGTGGATTGAATGGCGGCGAACTCGGTAGCCGCCGTAGTGATGCGCGCAGCATCGACCTGCAGCGTGGTCAGCGCCAGCTCCGACTGGCTGCGCATGGTTTGCGCGTGCGCGCGCTGCAGCTCGGCGATCTCCGCGTCGCGCCGCCAGCCGTTCGTGAACCAGCCGGCGGCGCCGGCCAGCGCCATCGCCAACAGCAGGCCCAGGCCGGCCGCCAGCGCGCGGTACTGGACCGGGATCATGGCAGCCCCTTCAAGCACAGCTCGCGCTCAGCCTGGCGCCGGCGCGTGAGGCCGCGCACCTCCTTGCCGCCGACCTTGTTCCACATGAGCAGCGCGTTGCAGGCACCGACCATGTCGCCCACGTTCGTGCGCCGCGCCATGCTCGAGCCGCAGAAGCCGCTCACGCCAATGTTGTAGGCGACGTCGACGAAGGCCACCTTCTGGCCATCTGTCAGGCGCGCGAGCGGGATGCACATGGCGATGCCGGCGGCGTGCCGCTCGAGGTCGCGGTCGAGCTGGGCGCGGCACTGCGCGGGCGTGTACGTCTTGCCCCAGGCTGCGTTCTCGGTGGCGCCGGTGCAGTACGTGAGCACGCCCGCCATGTCGCGGTAGGTGGTGTACTTGGTGTCTTCGAACGGCGGCGTGAAGTTGAACAGCGCTGTAGCGGCCACGACGCCGACCAGCGCGACCAAGCCGCGCCGCTGGGTGGGTGCGCGCTTATTCATTGCCGGTCACCGACGGTTGTGCCACCACGCGCGCGATCGCGGCGCCGAGCGAGGTCAGGCCAGCGGCCACCACCAGGAGCGGCGCGGTGCCGCTGGCGTACAGGTTCATGCCGGCCTCGATAGCCGAGGCGATGGCGGCCAGCAGCGCGAAGCGTACGGACCAGAGTTTCGGGAACTGCTTGCTTGCGTCGTCGATGAATTTCATGGTTTCTCCAGTGGTGGGCAATATGGCTTTACTTCGGGGGCCTGCAACTGCGCCAGCAGTTGAGCCAGGCGCAATTCCCGCTCGCGACGCTCGAGGTCGGCCACCTGGCGTTCGATATCGGCGTGCAGCTGTTCGCGCTCGGCCTGCTGCCGCTCGCGGGTATTACGCTCGCGGGTGTACCAGGCGTTCAGCAGGAACGTCAGAAGCGCGGTGAAGATGCCGACGATCACGCCGGCCTGCGTCAGGGTCAGAGAGGTGGCAACCGTGACAGCGGCGCCGGCGTAGCTGCCGACTTCCGGCGGGGTGGTCTTGCTGATGCTCATTGGTGCCTTTCGATGGGCGTAAAAAAAGCCGCTCGAGGCGGCCTGGCTGGATTGCACGGATATCAGATTTCTTCGACCTCCAGCGTGGTCGCGTACGCGTTCATGAACTGGTAGGCAAGGTCCGAGTCCTTCGTCCGCCGGCCGTAGACCATGAAGTCGCGCTCGAGCGCGGCGTCAGCATCCATCGGAAACACCGACAGCAGGATCGGGTGCGCGCGGCTGTTGCGCACCAGGTTCAGGAACGCGGCCCGGTCTGCCGCCGGCATGGCGCGCAGATCGACCGGGACCTTGCGGCTCATCGTGCCCGGATCCGCCAGCTGGCCGCCGGCAGCGCTGCGCGAAATCTCGGTGCGGTCGACCATCGTCACCGACGCGGCCGAGGCGTTGTAGGTCAGCGACCAGAACGAGCTGGCCACCATGCAACCGGCTTCGATGTAGCCCAGCAGGTTGTCCGGGTCCAGGATCTCGACGACCATGGCACGCGCGGTGACCTGCACCGGCAGCCAGTGGCGCGCGTACGCACCGCCACCATAGGCATACGCAGTGGCGGCCTGCGCTGGCGTGAAGCCACGCAGCCGGACTGCTGGCGCCGGGCAGGCCAGCACCAAGCCGCTGTCGTAGTCGTACGATTGCCAGTTGTCGATGTAACCTGTCGGGCGCGTTGCCGCGGCGCTCGTGCTCGGGTAGTACGACCCGGTCACGGACCCCGCCACGCCCATCGCACCCCACAGCAGGATCCCGGCCGAACCATTGCCAGCGTAAGCGGCCCCGTTGGTCGAGCGATTGGTGTAGACCTGGACGAACGAGGTGGCCGCCGACGTGGTCGATGCGGTGATGCTGCAGCGGTACCAGCCGCTCGGGCGTGCATCCACGCGCGCGGTGCAGTTGGAGGTTGCCACCACGTCACCGATGTCAAGGTCGAAGTCGGCAAACGAGTTGGTGAAGCCGGTACCGAACTGCAGGCGCAAGTACCGCTCCCCGGTGTCGCGCTTGGCAAAGAACGACTCCGAGTACTGCGCGCCGAGTGTCACTGCGCCGATCGACTGCTGAATGTAGTGCGTGCCGCTGGTCGTGGTAGCAGCGATGCGATCGGCCGTCACCGTGCTGTCGGGCGCCGCGCCCGCGTTAGCCGCCACTGTGACCGCGCTCTTCGTCCAGGCGGCGTTGTCGAATGCTTCGGTGTAGATGTGGTTGTTCGTGATGGCCGCCTCGCCCGACACACGCACGCGCAGCCGCGCCGTCGGCGACAGGTTGCAGAACGGGAGTCCGACGAAGCCGATCGACTCGGCATCGGCGAATGCTGCGGTGATCCGGGCCTCGCGGCCGGTGGCGCGCCATACAGGGTAGACCTGCGCGGCGGCGAGGTTGCCGACGACCAGGCCGCCCGCCGTGCTCGATGCGGTCAGCGTGGCGCGCTCGACGGCGTTGTCGGAAACGATTCTCAGATTGGGCATGCAGTCTCTACCAGGTGATTGCTTCGATTTCGGCAGCTGTCGTTGCCGCGCCAATTTGCCGGCGCAGCAATTCGTTCTTGCCCATGGCTTCGAGGATGGCGCGCTTTCCGGTCTTGCCGACCAGCTGAATCTGTTCGACGGTATGGTCCCGGAATTCCCACGCGCCGCCGGCGTCAGCGCACCAAAACTGCGTGCGCCAGTCCGGATCGCTGCCGGCCATGCTGGCGTCGGCGATTGACCCAAGGAGGTTGATCTGGTCCTTCGTCTTGGCTGGGTAAAGGTGCCGCTCTCCCAGCGCCGAACACATGAACCCGGCAACGATCTGCTGCTCGCAGGCTGTGCTCATCTGCTCGATGCGCAACGCACGGAGCGCGTCCATGTCAATTCTCCAGGTGATCTGGGTGCCGTCCCAGGTAGCCGTGTGCTGCTCGCGACCGGCCCGGGAAAACTCGCCAGCGAATGCGACCAGCTCAACGCCATCCGGCGCGCCGGCGGCAGGAATCGTTGGGCCAGCGTCAGAATCAGGTTGCCACGATGCGCCCAGGATGACGCTGTCGCTGCTGCGAACCATCAGAAATTGTTTGTCCATCATGCAGCTCCATGTCGGGCTGAAACACGTGCGTTTGCGCGTGCCATTGATCCATTAACGTCCACAATGGTGACGGATACCCAGCCTGCGGTCGGATTATTAACACCGCGACCACGAACAGTAACCGAACCCGAGCCGGGGTCGCCGACCATGATAATGTCGCCTTCCTCTTTTGAGAATGACCAGGTATATCGGTATGGTGCAACACCGTTGCTCAGTGTGGGTGCAAAAACAGCATAATCCACATAGGCGGAGGTGTTCGCAAGGCTGTTCAAATTAACCCCGCCCATTACTGCTGAAAATTGAGTTTGTAGTCGAGGGTTAATAATTATCGTGTTGTTTAATGTGAGCTGACCACTCTCGTGCGCGAAGCCTGGCATGTACATATTGCCATCGGCGCCGATTCGCACAAACTTGCCATCACGCGCATTGCCGAGGAACAAGCCCGCGTGACCGAGAAAATAGCCGCCGTACCCAGCATCAGGCCAGTCGGCGCCAGAGTACGACCCGCCCATAAGATCGCCGTAAAGCTGAACATCACCAGTCTGCCCATTTATCATGAACGTGCGCCGACCGTATATGTTGTAGCCGATTAGCCCTTTCGGCGTCATCGCAGTACCGTAGCCGCCCGTGTAATCGCCTGCGGCGTTCCATGTCAAAGTGCCGGCGCGGAAACCCGCCGGGGCATTGACGGTGTCCACGCTGATAATGCCGCCCAGGACGTCGCCGCCCTTGTTCAGCTTTGCGGCAAGTTTCCCATTGGCGTCAGCAACGGCTGCGCCATACGCCGCGTTGCCCTGAGCTACCGCTTTAGCTTGTGCATCAGCGGCGATATCCTCAAGAGCCGACGTCCATTGTGTTACCGTGTTGCCTTCTTCGATCTGCAAGCAGTCGATAGCCATCCATGAGTATTTCAGGTTAGTGAAGATGCCGAATCGCGGTTCAATTTGCGTTATACCGGGAGGGCATGTCCAAGCGACCACTTGCCTTTTCCACGTACCGACGCCGAGATTATCCATCGGAAGGTGTGCGTGGTCTACGAGTGTGCTGGAACTGTTGTACAGTCCAAGATATGAAGTACTGCCTTGGATTATGCCGCTTGTGGCGGTCCTCGCATAAAAACTGATTCGGTATTCCCTGCCCGGTGTAACGCTAATTCGCGTCCCAAGGTAGACGTACATATCCGCCCCGCTACCTTGCATGAATAGTACCTTGGTGCCACGTATTGGATCTACTGAACTATCGAAGTTCGCGGTATCGTAACTGGCTCCAGTCAACGTATGAATACCCCGCTCGAAGTCTCCGTCAGGAAACAGATTGCGCCCACCCACGACAATATCGCTGTTCTTCGTGCCTGGCGCGGCGGCCTCTGCCGCCAGCGTGCCGCCAGCGCCCAGGATCAGCGTGCCATCAGGCTTGCGAATTTCGACCGTGCCTACCTTCAGCGCGGCACCATTGATCGACCCCGTCACGAACAGGCTGCCGTCGAACACAGCGCCCATCACCAACCAGCTCGCACCGTCCCAGCGCTTCGTCATTGAGTAGGTCGAGCCGTTCGAGATCGTCACGACGTCACCCACCACGTTGCCACCTGGCGTCGCGGCGTCGGCCGTACCATCCGACCAGGCATTGCCGGAAGCGAAATACATGCCGGCGCCACGCGCGCCAGGCGTGCCGGTGCCTGGCGCGCCATCGCGCACGACACCGATGATGCAGCTCTGCGCGAACGTCTGGCCGCCGGCGACGATGCGCGCGGTGACGATGGCGGCCGGGCCCTGCATGTCGGCGTAGCGCACGACAGCAGTTTTACCGGTCACGCTGGTCAGCGCCGCGCCGTCGACCGTGAACGTCACGTCGCCCTCCAGCCCGATCAGGGTTGCGGTGATCGTGATCGCTGGCACGTCAACGTCGCCAGCGGCGTTCAGGTGAAACAGCGATGTCGACGCGCTCATGAGGATGGACGCGTTCTTCGGGTTGATGACCCGCACCGAGGCGGCCTGCAGGATGGCGTCGCGGTCGTTCAGTGCTGTGCTCATACGAGGAATCCAACGGTGACCCGGCCGGTTTCCCAGTCGGGTGCGAGTGAAATAACAATGCCCGCCACACCGGCGTTCATGCCGAAGCGCGGTGCGTAGACCGTGACGGCCTGGCCCAGCTCGAGCGAGAGCAGTTCCGGCACGCCCTCGAACTCGTACGTGGTGCGCGGCACCTTCCACAGGTCGAGCCGGCGCTGCGCCTCGGTGTCGGCGTCGGCGCGCGTGAGCAGCATGGTGTCGATCTGCACCGGCTCGGCGTTCAGGCGGTAGGTGGCCAGCGTGGTCGCGTCGGTTTTCGTGGTGGTGAGCCACTCTTCCGCGAAGAGCGCCTTGTGCACCTCCGGCAGGTTGGCCAGGGTGCCGGCGTCCTGCACGGTCCAGTTCTTGGCAAAGCCCAGCTTGACGGCGCCGACAACATCTGTGCGGCCTTTCGGCTCGAGCTGGCCAGCCATATGTTCAGGCCGAATCACGAACGGCGTGCCCGCGCCCGGCAGTGCAACCTTGATCAGCCGGGCCAAGCCCAGGCGCGACATCACCAACTGTGCGCCGACGCTGCTGAGCAGCATCTGGCAGGCCGCCAGCACGTTCTGGCGCGCCGTCGAGTACACGCCCAGCGGCTGCTGGTGCGCGGCGTCGAAAGTGGCAATGTTGGCCAGATCAAGATCGGCATCGGTGAACCGGTCGGACGTCTTGCCGTAGCTGGTGACCAGACGCTTCATCAGCTGCGCCGCGGTGTCGACGTAGCCGCCGACGGCAGCGCCGCGCACGGACGCCGTAACCACGCCGACCGGATCCCCGAGCGGTGGCAGTTGGAATGTGCCGGTGGCAGGGTCAGCCGTGAACTCTACCGGGGCGCCATTGTCGCGAACTTCGATGATCGAGTCGATTGCTCCGGCGTGCACTTGGTACTTCAGAATTGCGCCATTGGTCAGCAGCGGCGTCACGTTGAACACCTGGCCCAGCGCGATCGGCAGCAGTGCATCCCGCTGCTCGCTCGCCCCGCCCAGCTTGACCTCGCTGATCGCGGTGTTCAGGCGTTGCAGCTTGTCGCGCAACTTGAGCGCCAGCGCCTGGCGGCCCCGCGGCGCGATGTCGGCCACGATGCCGTTGAAGATCATCTGGAAGTCCGCGCGGCCCCAGCGCACATCACCGATGTACGCTTTGATCACCCGGTTCTTCCAGACGTACCCGGGACCGGCCCAGGCGTCGCGCGCGCCGCCGACGTTCTCGATCTCGAGGTCGCCAGCCGACAGGCCGCCCTCGCTGTCCAGCGACAGCTGCTCGGTGAACAGCTTGGCAACGGTCGCGATCGGCAGGTATGTGGTGTTTGCCGGCGCGTCGCCGGGCCCGGTGGTAAATGGTTTCGTCGCCAGGTACACGACGGACTCCACGCCACCGATCTGCACGGCCGCCTCGATGAGGACGACACGATAGGCGGCCGAGCTTTTCAGCCAGGCCAGGAAGGCTGCATCTGTCATTCGAATGGAACCCTCTGTTCGTTATTGGCGACGGATTTAACCGCCGTCGTGTTCGCCTTGGCGATGGCATCGGCCGACTCCCTGGCGGCGATCGCGTTCGCCTTGATGATGTCGCCGGTCTGCGCGTTTTGCTCTGCCGTGAGTTTTTCGACCAAGCCATTCAGGCGCTTAATCTCTGAAACCAGCGCGACCGAGCTGTCCTTGCCGTACGAGGCATACATGACCGGCGTCGGCATGTTGATCTGCGGCGCGGCCATGGCGCCCGGTGCCGGCGGCGCCGTCGTGCCCATGACCTGGTGCATCTGCAGAAACGCTTCGCGGAAGGACATCACCTCCGACTTCACGTCAATGAGGCCGGACACCGACAGCTTCAACGCGTCCAGCTGCGCCTTGCCGACGTCGACCTGCGCGCTTGCCCAGCGCTCCGCGTCTGCCGTGGAAGCCTGTGCATAGGCGAAGTCGTTCTGGTACTGCGCGCCACTGGCGAACACGGCACGCGACGCGGTCAGGAACGAATTGAACGCAGTCGAATAATTCGACTGCGCCGACTCGTCGCCGCTGCGCGCGGCCGCCAGCACCGATTCGTACTGCGCTTTGGCCTCGGCATATTTCTGCTGCGGCGACAGCGGCGACAGGTCGCCAAGAAGCGCGCTCTCTCGCAAGTTTCGAAGGCTCGTTGCAAAGGCCCCCATGCGATTGATCGTGGCGCCGACCTCATCGACTTGGGCTTTATATGCCTCGGTCAGTGCCGACGTGGCACTGGCCACCGATTCCGACGCCTGCTCCATGGCAGGGTAGACGGTTGCAAAAGCCTGCTGCAGGTTCATCAACGCAGCATGTTGTTTGGCGCCGGCCTCGGTTGCCAATGCCCCACTGTTGACCAGGTCGAGCACCACCTTCTTGAACTCTTCCCGGGTGTCGACGCCAGCCAGGCCAAGCGCGGCCATCTGGGCAGTGACTGCCTTGAGCACCGGCGCAGTCCGTTCTGCCTCAGAAAGGAAATTCTGCTGGAAGAATGCAGTGTTGGCCGCAAACGCATCCAGCCCCCCGGCCAGCTCGAGCATCCGCTCTCGCGCGCCGATAGAAGACACGCCAATTGCACCGAATGCACCACCGATCGAGGCCAGCGTGTCGTCGATAACGGCATAGCTGGTCGACAGGCGCTGCAGTGCTGCTGATGCCGACTCGCCCGCCTTCTGGAAATGCACCAGCTGCGGCACGATGTCCGTTGCCATTTTGTTGGCAAGCGTTTCGAAGTAGGCGGTGATGTTCGCCTGGGTCTCGGCATCGGTTTTCCCGACGGCGATCTTGATTGCGTCCGTACGCGTGGCGATACTCGCCGCATCAGCGCCCAGTGCCTCCGCGAACGCCTTCGTGGTCACCTTCATCATGCCGTAGGCGTCGCTCAGCGCCTGATCCATCTCTGTCGCTACGGGTGCCTTATCGACCCCTTTCTTGTCGCTACGGAATACCCCACCCTTTTGCGTCCAGGCCTGCAGAACGTTGCCATCGAACCCGGACGGGCCCAGCGTGCCGGCCAGATCGGTGCTTTGCACCTCCTTCGGTTTGTGCCCGAAGAGCCGGTTCACCGTGCCGCCGAGCAGACCACCGACGAGTGCCCCCAGTGCAGTGCCCAGGACCGGCACGATCGAACCGACGGCCGCACCGATGGCGGTACCTGCATTGACGGTCCCATTGCCCGATCCACCGAACGCCGAATAGCCGTTCGAGATCGCCCGTCCGCCCATCACACCGCCGAACGCGCCGGCGGCGATGCCTGCTGCGGCGCCCAGCCCTGACGCCATCGGCGTGAGAGCCTGGCCGCCAGCTGTGGCCAGGCCCTGTGAGGCCAGTGGGGTGTATCCCATCGAGCTCATAACGGTCTGACTGAATCCAGCGACCGTGTCACCGAGCGCAGCGAAGCCGCCCTGCATCGCGTCGTAAATGCCTTTGACCGCGCTGATGGTGCCGCCGATACCGCTGCCGCCGGCGCTTGCTGCGCCCGTTGCCCCGCCAAGGCCGAACTGGTTCATTACACTCTGGCCAAGCTGATTGACCTGCCCTGCAAACGGCTGCATCACGCCCTGGATGACCGGGCGCAGCACCAGAGTGCTAAACATGTTTTTCAGCGTGTCGATCAGGTTCTTTCCGAACGACTTACCGGATTCGAAGCCACGCAGCAGCGCATCGGTGAGCGACTTCTCGATTGATTCAGTTGCCCGTTTCCAATCCTCCGCGGCCTGATCGGCGACCTTCTTATTGGCCTCCATCTGGTCAATTTTGCTGATGGCTGCAATGCTGCGCTTCTTTGCATCGATGACCGCTTCCAGCTCCGCAATCTCGCGCGTGTAGCCCTTGGACGTGTCGGCCTGGGCCAGCTTCTCCTGCAGGCGCGCCAGAGTCAGTTCTTCGATGGCCAACTTCGACATACCGAACGTACGGGCCAGCTCTTCGTTACGCTCGGCTTCGTCGTCGGCGGCCTTAATCGCCGTTGCCGACAATTGCGCCTGCTGCTCGGCCTGCTGCAGGTAGAACGCACCTTCCTCGATCGCGCTTTCCTGGGCGGCCACCTTGGCGATCAGCGAGCGTGTTTCCGCCACGTGTGCCGGGGTGAGCTTGTTCTTGCCCGATGCGATTGCCTCGTCCAGCTTGATCGTCATCTTCTGCGAATCGGACAGCTTGGCATACCCGCTCATCTCGAGGTCGTTCGCTGCCGCCTTTTCACCGATCGACGTGACTAGGTTCTGGTACGCGGTGGCTTCGGCTTTGATGCCTGCGGTGACGCTTTTGTCCGCATACTTTTCGCGGATGCGCCGCTCCATTTCACCGTATTCAGCCGTCTTGCCTTTGAGGTCTTCGATGGCTTTGAGTTCAGCATCTCTCTGTTCTTGCTTCGTCGCGTATTCCTTCTTGAAGGCCTTCACGCGCTCGTTGACCGACTGTGCAGCGACGGCTGCGCTGGTCGAATCGGCCTTCGCCATCTTCTGGGTCAGATCTGTGATATCGCGTAACACGCCGATTCGCGCGAATTCGATATCGGTGTTGCTCTTGCCAGAGAATTCGCCCGCACGCATGTTGACCTGGTTCAGTCGCTCCGATGCAGCGGCGAGCTGGTTCACGAATGGCAGTTGTTTCTCGGCGTCGCTCTTGGCCACACCCAAATTCCGCAGCTTGAGCAGCTTCTCGTTCTTGTCGATTTGCTCGTCCAGGCCCTTGATGATGCGCACCTGGGCTTCGTCGAACGACTCGGCAGCCTTTTCGGTAGCCTCTTTCGACTTATTGCCCCACACCATCCAGGCGGTGGCGGCCAGTCCCAGCAGCGTGATGATGGTGCCGATCGGGCCGCCCATAAATGTCATGGCGCCGCGCAGCACACCCATTGCGCGCGCAGCAACGCCGGTGGCCGCGGCTTGCGCGGTCAGCGCTGCGCTGGCGGCACCAGCGGAAACAGTCGCACCGTTGGCGGCAACAGCCTGGCCAGCCAGTGCAAGAGCATGTGCTTCGCTGAGAGCGATCGCGCGTGCCTGCGCCGGGATCAGCCCGTTGGTGGCGATGGCGAGCGCGACGGCGCCCTCGGCGGCAAGCACCGATGAACGCAGTTCAGCCACTCGCGCGGCTGCCAGATTCGCGGCGGACGCAGCGGTGCGCACATTGGCTTGAGCCTCTGCCAACTTCGCTGCCGCAATGACCGATGCTGCCTCGGTGGACGCAACTGCGCCAGCTAGCGTCGACGTGCGCAACGCGTTGTTGTCGGCGATCTGCTTGTAGGTTGCCACGCCCCAGCTTTGGAACATGGTCACCAGCTTGGAGACGCCCAACGTCGTGATCACTCCAGCGAGCAGGCCGAGGTTACTCGACAGGAGCCCGATGGCGGACACGAGGCCAGATACGGCGCCGCTGGCGTTGGCTTGCACACCTACGAACTCCATCACGTTATTGCGCAGCACCGTGAAGGCGCCCGAAATGGTTTGGATCTCTTTCGCCTCAACGCGCAGTTTCTCGAGCGCGACCGGCAGCACGTCGGCCATGATTTTTGACGTGATCTTTCCTTCTTCCGCCATTTTCTTCAGGGCGCCCACAGGCAGGCCCATACCATCAGCCAGGGCTTTCATCAGGCGTGGAGCCGCCTCGTTGACCGAATTGAACTCTTCGCCCCGCAGCGTCCCCGAAGCGAATGCCTGGGAAAGCTGAAGCTGGGCGGATGCCGATTCGGACGCGGCCGCGCCTGAAACCACCAGCGCAAGGTTCACCGTCTCGACGATCTGCGAGACCTTTTTCTGCTCGACGCCAAGCTCGCGCGTGCCGTTGGCGATCCGTGCGTACAGGACGCCGGTCTCCATCAGGCCTTGCGTCGATTGGGTCGCGATCCGCTTCACATCGGCATAAGCTGCGGCGTATTCGCGCTGCGATGTGGTCGCCAGCTTGAGCTGGGAGGTGAACTTGGCGTACTCGTCGACCATGCGGCCGAGCTCCCGCACGCCCAGCCCAGCAGCGATCGATGCGATCGCGCCCTTCGCAGCATTGGCCGCCCGCTCCATGCCGGCGGTGGCATTACCAACCACCTGGCGTGCGGAGTCCATGTCGCGCTGCAGTCGTGCGATATCCGCGCGGAGGCGAATCTCCATGTCTCCGATGATCATTTACTGCTCCGAAATAGAAAAAGGGCCACCGTTTGGTGGCCCTTTAGGGGGTATGAAATTGACTGTGCGCTAGTCGTTTGCAAAGAAAAAAGCTAACCCGATCAAAATCGTCACGCTGATACCAGTGAAAAATATCCTTAAAGTGCTAGACGTTTTTGGTTGATCAGGATAATCGGCATAACGCTGCTCAGCTGATGCCGCTTTTGCTTTTGCCTCGTCGAACTTGTCGTAATACAAAGTCTCTTCGACCAATAACCGTTCGAACTTAGACCTATCCTCATCACTTAGCTCCTCCAAAATTTTCGCGATATAAGGCGCGTACCCTAGATGAGCTTCTTCGAAGTCGATCCCCATCCGTGCAGCTTCAGCTAGCAAAGCACGTTCAGCGCGGACAATCGCTCTTACGGTTTCACCATCTACAGTGGCTACCACGATATTTGCGCGCGGGGGAAGTCCAGGATTTTCCGGCGAGGCGTGCATTTCCATCTCCGATCTTCGATGTCATAGTGCAATACTACAGAAGGCCTGTTATACCTCAAGACTATGATTTCTTGCAGTTCGCTTCCATCGCAATGCCGTCGAACATGTGGATAACTTCGAGCTCCCAGCGGTTGAACTGGACGCCCCACAGCTGCTGGTAAGCCAGGATCTCCTGCGAGGTCAGTGGCCCTGGGCCGGCCGCACCGGCGGGCCGCCCCATTCGGCAAAAGGCTTCCCAGAGCGGACGGCCTTCTGCTGGCCACTCCATCGTCAACAACGGATCAACTTCTTTCGTATTCCTGGCCAAGCGCTGCAGGTGAGTGCGCAGCGTGGCGCCGTCACCCTGCCGGGCCGAGAGGTCGAACTCGGCCCGGGCGCAATCCGCTAGGCTTTCGCGGAGTCGACGATAAAAAGCTCGGTTTTGTGGATGCCTGCTCGGACTTGGGCGCGCAGCCACTGCTTCTTCGGATCGGTCAGCACGGTGCGGACATTGGCCGGCGTGCACTCGACAGGCTGGCCGCCGAGCGAGACGTTCCAGCCCAGACACGAGGCGACCAAGTAGTCGGTTTCGTCTTCGATGTCGTCCAGCGGATCGGTCGACTCGAGCTTGCCGTTGGCTGCGAACTCGGCGCGCAGGCGGCGCGTGCGCGCCAGGTCGATGCGCTTGCGCGATTCGTGCTCTGGGCTGGCCAGCTCGATGTAGGTGCTGGTCGGCTCCTTGGTGCGCGGATTGACCAGGACCAAGCGGCCAGTGGTGACGTCATCGAAAGCATCGATGTCGAGGGTAGCCACCAGTTTGGTGAGCAGGTTCGAAGGCTGGGCTTGGGTATTTGCGTTCATGGTTTTCTCTTTCGCGGAGGTGATAAGTGCCCGTGCCTGCTGCCGCGCCCGCGAAAGGCGACGGCAGCCGGTCGGTACCTGGGTTGCCGCACGTGGCGGCGAAAGGGTTAAGCGGCGCTGTCCTGGATAGACAGCGTGGTCATTTCGGTGGCCTTGCCGGCGCCGCCGTTGATATCGAGTAGCGCCTGGAACGGGAGCGTCTGGATCAGGATCTTCTCGCCGTCATCCTTGGCAGCGCCGTTCAGCTTCAAGCGGCTCAGACTGAAAGCCATGAAGTCCGACGCCGCCGAGTTGTCCGAGGTGAACGCCAGGTAGGCGCTGGTTTCCGTCTCGTTGTAGAACGCATCGCGCAGGCCGGTCGAATCGAACTTCGCCGTTACCTGGCCGGTGACCAACACGCGGCCGGTCGACGCCTGGTCAGCGGTGTTCGAGCCGATGCCAGGCTCGCTCGACTGCGCGGCGGTGATCTCGATCGTCGCGCTGGTAATCGTGCCGCCGGAAGCATTGCCGACCTTCACCACGCCATTGACCGCAGCCATGGTGCCGGTGACAGTCACTGGCGTCGGATTGACGAAGTACTGCGCCACGCCCGGCACGACGTCCTTGCCGACGAACTCGACGGCGACGGTGGCCATCCCGGTGGCTGGCAGGGTGAAGGTCATTTTCGAGACCTTCAAGCCGGTGAAGACTTCGCTCGACGGCACGTCCGGATGCCAATGCTCGATCGAGAACGACTTGTCGGTGTGGCCGCTTTGCGGTGTAAACGCCTTCTTGCCGATGACAGCCAGAGTTGCGGCGGTGATCGGGCCCTGCGCCACCAGCGCGGAAGCGTTCAGGACGATGCCGGTCAGCACCGTGGCGTTCAGAGCGGTCACCTGGATGTTCTTGTCCAGGTTGGCAGGGTTGAAGGCGCCGGCGGTCAGCCGCACGACGTCGCCGACCTTGACGCCGTCGGTCAGCCAGGAGCCGGCCGCGCGGGTGACAGTCCAGGCGCCGGCCGCGCCGGCGATGGTGAGCGATGCGCCGGTCACGCTCGCGCTGGCCACGAAGTCCTTCTTCAGGACTGCTGCCAGGAAGTCGACATAGGTCTTGGCCGACAGCTCGCCGTTGATGGTGCCGCCGACCTTGCGCAGGCCGTGTCGGAAGTCGGCCATCTGGAAGTCAGGGCGAATTTCGCCCGACTGGTAGGTGTCCTTCGTCATGTCCAGCGACGAGGTGACGCGGCGCATGGCCTGCGCCGCGCCGGCTGCAGGCATGACGCCGTAGGTGGTCTCCACTTTGTAGGTGACCTGCTTGAATACGCCGGATGCTTGGCCCATTTCGATTCCTTTGAAATAAAAAAGCCCGCAAGCGGATGCTGTGCGGGCCCAGGGTGAAACTGCTGATGTTGCTAATTCGGTTCGTGGTACGTGACCTTGAAGTCGATCGTCTTGATGCTGTTGCCGGCCACGTCTTCCATGTCGGGGCCGACGGTGTCACGCAGCACGCTGATGACGTCGACGCCCGCAATCTGGCCACGCTCGAAGTTGCATGCCCGCCGCGCCAGGGCGATCAGCGCGACCGCATCCGGATACTCTTTGCCCACTACCGTCACCTGCACGCGACTGGTCACGATCGAGAATTCGGCTTGGGCATCAAATGCCCCGATCGGCACCATGACCACTTCGGCCAGGCCTATTGCGGGCAAGCCCCTTTCGACGTCCACGTCGCCAGCGGCGATGCGATCGGCGACGCGCGCGGTGACCGTCTCTGCGCCCAGCAGCAGTGCGCGGATCACTTTTACGCTCATGGACCCTCCGGTGCCGGCACGTTGATGTTCTCTTTCGTCAGGCGCTCGCGGATTTTCTCGCCCACTGCCACGAGCGCGGACTGCGCACCGGTATCGAACGAGGGGCGCATGAACGGTTTTGCCTTTGCGCCCGGGTGGTCGACATCGCGCACCGCCTTGCCGTTGACCACAAGCGCACTGTCCTTCTTCGCCGTGATCTTGTGGGCGGCCGTGCCGAACTCGACCAGGTGCGCGTGCGGCGCCTTGCGACCACCGGCTTTCAGGTAGGCGTAGACCGTGCCCTTCTTTGCCCGGGTCGACACGCGCACGCTGCGGCGCAAAGCGCCTTCGTCAACCGGAACCTGCTGCTGCGCATCCTTCTTGAATTCGTTTGCTCCCGCACGCAGTGCAGAACGCAAGATGTTTTTCTCGACCTTCACCGAGACCTGCTGCAGGAAGTCATCCAGCTCGCGCCCACCAAAAATCGTCTGATCAGCCATGCGAATAGCCCTCCAACATAAATTCAACATGGCGCCGGTCATCCAGCAGCGCCGGGCCGGCGATGATCTGCATGATCCGATCGCCCTTCCCGTGCAGCACCACGCGCATGGCGGTCGTGATCCTGCTGTCGGTCTGGATCCGCAGGCGCGTGCGCGTGACCGCCGTGGCCACGCCGTTCGCGGTACTCTCACCGCGGCTGGGCAGCTGGTCCTGTGCGTTCGCCCAAACGTGGTCCGCAACCGATACCCAGGCCTCGCTGCCCTCGATATCGGTGCCGTAATCCGGATCTTTTTCGACGGTGCGCCCCTCGATCGTGACCTGCTCGTCGAGTCGGAAAGGAGCCGTCATCCGTACACCGCCGCTCGGTCGAGCTTGCGCGCCAGGTGCTGCGCGTTCGGGTTCGGGTAGTAGTCGTTCTCGATCATGCCCACGATGTACGATTTGATCGCCGCCGGCACATCTGCATCGGTGGGGCCATAGCCGCAAACGTACTGCACCTCGACAGCGCCGATGCGAGTGGCTGTTGCTGGCCAAGCCCGCCCCGGTGCTGGCAAGATCCAGCCCGGCTCGCTCTTCGTGTCCACCAGATAGTCTTCCGGGTGGAGTATCCGCAACACGCCGTCGACGTCGAGGAACTTCACGTGGTCGACGCTGGCCAGCCGCGCGGGTGGCAGCTTGATCGCGCCCGATACTGGGAAAGCATCGAGCGTCAGCTCCCAGGTCTGATGGATCAGCGCCCGGCCGGTCTTGTGTTCGACCTCTTCAACCAGGCCGTGAATCTTGTCTTCGAGCTCAGCATCCAGAGACGTGCCGCTGGCGCGCGCTGCTCGGCGGGCCGCATCGATCGACACCGCCAGCGCCGCCGGCGGAATGATCAGTCGTTTCGTCATCGGGAAATTCCTTGTGTCGCTGGTGGCCGGCCGGCGCCGTGCTGCGCGCCAGGCGCTGCCGGCGCGCGCGCGTACTCGATAGCGGCCTCTTCCTGTTGCTTGAGCAGCTCGGTGTTGGGCACGCTCGGCAGTTGCGATGCATCGATCATCAGTTGTCCACCCTGTTGAATTGAATGGTTCGGTAGAACCGCTCGCTGTTGGCGCAGTCGATGCGCAGGTCGCAGTAATTGACGCCGGCAGGCAGCGTGTCCATGCCGCCCAGTTTCACCAGGATCAAAGGCCCCTGGATCACCGCCGGCACGAGCTCCTCCACTCCGACCGGGAGCGCCTTCACCGCGATCGCAGTCGTGTTGCTGTCAGCCAGATCGTTTCCGATATCGCCGACGTAGTAGCTTTGATCGTCAGCATCTTTGTTGAGCGAGTACACGCCCACCTGCTGCTTGAACCAAATCGTGCGGTCGAACCGCTCGCCGTTCGCGCACGTGATGCGGAATGTGCAGAAGTTGACCGCGTTGGTTGCCGCGTTGAACCCACCCAGCTTGACTGCTATCAGCTTGCCCTGGATGACGGGCTGTTGAAGTACCGTCACGCCAGCGACGATCGCCTCGACGGACACGGCAGTTGTGCCGCGCTCGGCCAGGTCGATCGTGAGGTTCGCCACCCAGTAGCGCTCGTCGAGCGGGTGCTTCTGGCTCCACCATTTGCCCGCCTCGAGGTACGGAGCGTTTGGCATGCGCGCGCTTGGCACGCTGCCGAACGCCACCACGCGGGTACCGCCCGGGAATGCAACCCTGCGGGACTCGGCGACTGTCGAAGCGACGACATTGGACTGGTCTGGCGGGGTAACTTGAGTGATGTCTGCTGGCGCAAGATAAGCGCGCCCACCGGCTAGGGATGGAGCAAGATAATTCATCACGTTACCTGCACCGGTCCGTTGAAGTGGATGTTGGAGGCCCCCAGCACAGTAAGGTGGCCGGTGCCGCCAGCAGCAAGCGTTGAATTCACCACGAACGTCAGCACTCCAGCTGAATCGGTGGTTCCAGCAGACGACTGAAAGCGCGGCACTGTGAAGCTTGCGGGGCTGGACTCATCGTGAAAAGCCACGCGTAACCCCGTCAGATTCGCTGCCGGCTGCGCGCTCCCGCTTCCGAGCGTGATCGAGACAGTGCGCGCGGCCAGCGCCGGCGGTGCCGCTGTCGCGAGCGCGGTTTGTATAGCTCGCACATTTGCGGCGCCGACCAGGGCATTGCTCATTGGGTTTGGGTGCAGGCCATCGAGCGAATAAAGATTTGCTCCACCGCCAAACGCGCTGATACCAGCGGCATACGCCGTCCCGATATCGATCAGATTTACTGTAGGGCTCGCTACTGCAGCGACGGCCGCCGTAATCTGCGCGCGCGCTTTGCCGTTGGCCGGGACCAGCATCAAGATGCGAGCGTTCGGCGCGGCGGCACGCAGATTCGCAATCATCGTCTGCACGTCAGCCTGCGTCGTGTTCCCGTTCGTCCCGTGCTGCACGAAGATGAAATCTGGCGCCGGCGAGAACAGGCCCGCAACGAGACGGGACCGACCGGATGAATACGAGGCATACGCTGACGGGAAGGCCACGGGGCCGTTGTTCCCGGCCGCCTGATACCCTTGGCCGCTGAACGCAATCACCCCATACTCCGCATCAAATGCTTTCGCGATAAAAGGCACCGTGGTCAGGAGACTGCTGTTTCCGACAGGCTGCGTGGTTACCGTCCCGGCGGCCAGGTACCCTTCCCAGATAGAATCGCCGAAAAATAACGCCGATTTGCTTCGCTTGGACACCGCCGAAAGCGACGCGCCCGAATCAAGCGTAAATCCAGAAATGCGCACGGCATTGACCGGCGTAGCCCAGCGGTCGCCGTTGTTGATGTCGGCTGCCAAAAAATGAACGTCCAGCGTGTGTGTGCCGGCGCTCAGGCCCGACCGCATGACAACACCGCCGGCGCTGGTGAGCTGTGTGTCGCTGAATAACACACCGTCGATGACGGTGCGCACAATAGGGTAGCTCGCTGCCGGCAGGTTCGCCGCCGCCATCGCCGAAACGTCGACCTTGACCCCCACGCTCGTGCCCGAGAAGGTCATGCGAGCGTATGCACCTGGGTTTGCGCTGCTCATGTACGCGCCGCGGTCATCCCAGTTTGAAGGCGAATAGAACACGTTCGCGTTATTGTGCGCGATTTGCACGGTGCTGGCCGCGGTCGTCGTTGCGCTTGCCGCAGATAAAAGACCTGCGGCATCGGTTGCGGTCAGGGTTTTCAGACCTGGCGTGGCGGGCGTGTAGGCCGATGCCACACTTCCGTTAGCCGGAACCGTGACCGTCGACGGGCTGAATGTGCCGTCAGCGGCGGTCAGATTGACCGTGGTCGCGGCGTTCGTGCCGTTAAATCCTACCGTCACAGCCACGGGGATGCCCACCGCGCTAGACGGCGCTACGATCATGGCCAGGGCGGTCGCTATGCCGCTGCCGGCTGTGTCGTTGACGTTGCCAGAAAACGAGTACAGAGCGGCCAGGTCAGGCTCGCCCCCGGTCAGAGCTGACGTCGCAGGCGTGTAAGCCGCGGAGTGCTGCGCACTGTTGAACACGGCCAGTTGGTCAATTTCGCCATTCCAGCCGAACGACGCGGTTGCATTTGACGGCGAGTTGAAGAACGCTCGTGCAGAAAAATACCGATTCGAGACGGGCGCGGTCGAGACTGTCGACGAGGCCGCAAGCACACCGTCCACGAAAAGTTTGCCGCCTCCGTCTGCGGTAACACACAATTCCAGCTCGTGCCAATTGCCGTCTGCGATACCGATCTGCGTGGCGAGCGTTACGTCGGTGCCGAAGCCGTAATGAGCCAACGCACTATTGTCGGCGCCCTTGCCGATCCATCCGAATCCCGCTTGGCCGGCGGCAACCTCGATCACGCCGCTTGCGACTGCTTTGACAGTGGCGCGCAAGGTGTACGGATAAGCCGTAACCGGAGGGGTTGTCGAGTACGCGTGGCCACCGTTCAAGCTCTGCCCGAATTTGCTGGCCGCATTGAAGGCTGCATTTACGCCTGTGAGGTTGAACGGCATCGAGATCCCTTAAAAATTTTTCAGCGAAGTTTTATTGTTTTCATTTGCCCGCGGCGCTCGTACATCACAGTAGTGATGCCGCGCTCGCGGAGCATGTCCAGTGCACGTGCATGCGTCGCGCGGTCGATCTTGCCGACGGCGCCGTGCACATACACGGTGCTGCTTGTCAGGTGGGCGACCGTGATGATGCCGAGGTACGCCCGGCGCGCCTCGTATCCGCCCGGCGCGTCATAGACGCGGATGGTCGAGACCTGGGGGGTCATGTGCAGGTGGGTCATCGCGGTCTGCCCTGGTTATTTCGCAGCGCGGCCGCGCTTGGTTGGCGACGGCGCTTCGACAACTGCCGGTGCTTCGACGACTGCCGGTGCATCAACAGCTGCCGTTGCTTCGACAGCTTCCGGTGTTTCGACAACTGCCGGTGCTTCGACGACTGCCGGTGTTTCGACATCGGCCGGGATCGTCCACCCTTCTGAAGTCGAGACCTTGATCAGCTCCTCGTCTTCCGTCTCGATCTCGGTACCTACTTCGAACTCTTCGACCTGGACGCCGTTGTGCGCCCAGCTGAATTTTTCTTGTGCGATCAGTTTCATCACCGCTCCTGAACAGGCTGGGTCGCCGTAACGGCCCAGCCGTGATTGATGGGTTACGCCGCGGCGATCTTCAGCTTGCGGCCAGCTTCGGCCTGACGCACGCCACCGCCGACGCGACGGCGGGCGCGGAACACCACCAGGCCGTCGTCGGCGCCCGTGATGTAATCGGCCGTCAACGACACATTGAGGCGATCGACGATGACATACAGCTTCTTGAAATCAGCGAACACGATCGGGAACGAGTTTGCTGCCACGTTCGGCATATCGGCCATTTCGGCATACGCCGCACCCAGAATGGTGTTCGGGGCGCCATTGGCGATTCCTGGGGCCCAGAGATACTGGCCGGTGGAATCTTTCAGCTTGCGCACCTGGCCCAGCGTGTTGCGGTTAAGGCCCCACGCAGCGTTGCGCGCGTATGCGGTCTTCAGATCGTGGTACAGCGAGATCATGCCGTCGGCGGTCAGCGTCGCGGCAGCGCCGCTGAGCGTGAAACCGATGTCCGGATTGACCAGGATGCCACCCATCTGCGTCGAGCCACCCGTGCCGTTGAGCGATTCTTGGCCTTCACGCACTGCAAACTGCTCCGCGGCGTCTTCGGTCAGTTCAGCGCCCAAGTCGTAGTCGGAGTCTTCCAGCATCTGCTGCGACACTTCGATACGCGCAAACATTTCCGGAGCGAAAAACTCGAGCATGCCGTATTTCGGATCACCGGTGTTGGTGCGCCGTGCGGTTTCGCCGATACGCGTCGCCGAACCGTTGCCGACCTTTTTGGGCATCTTCAGACTACCGACGCCGATGGAACGGACGGTCGCGAGAGCGCGAATTGGTGTCAACTCGATCACGTTTTTGATGATGTCCTTTTGCATTTCCGGCGGCGCGAGCAGGAAGCCCGCGCTGGCGTCATCGGTTTTGATCAGTGCAGCCGAACGATCACGCAGAAGGGTCAGGTCGGTGGGGTTGCGGTTTTCTGGCGCCTTGCGCATGACGCGATCGAAGGCATCCATGTATTCCTGCGCCGCTTTCGACTGCGGATCAGCCGCGCCGCCCAGGCCAGCACGGTTTGCGATCTTCTCGATCGAGTCCAGCTGGTCCTGCATAGCCTTGTTTTGCTTCTCGATCAGCGTCAGTTGCTGGTTCGAATTTTCGTACTTGTCGAGCGCGGCGTTGATCTTGTCGAGCTTTGCGTCCAGCTCGGAGCTGCGCTTGTTCTGGTTCGCGTCGTTCGTTTTCTTGAACTCGGTGAACGCTTCCATTACTTCTGCTACGGCGTCTTTGTCTGCCATGGTCATTCCTTGATGGTGGAGGTAAGTTGTTTGATGCCTTGCGCCAGGCGGCGGGCCGCCGAGCGCTGCTCATCCGCAGAATCCCCACCATCACGGAGGGGCTGTACTGACGAGTTCGACGAATCGTCGCGATTCGCCTTTGGCATCGCCGAAGCGATGCGCTTTGCTTGCGCGTGCGAGAGCCCTTCTGCATCACGCAGGAAGGCTTCGAACTCGCGTACTTCAGGAGTGCCGGCAGGGGCCAGCAAGTTCTGCGGTGTGTTTTTGAACAGGTTCAACATGGCCGAGTTCGCCGCTTTTTTCTTTTTGGCGGGAACGATCACATCCGCGAATCCGGCGTCGACCGCCTGCTGACCGAGAAACCAGGTTTCAGCATTGACCCACGTTTCCAGATCAGCGCGACTTGCGTCGGTTCTGGCCTCATAGATGTTGATCAGGCCGGCCTGCAGCTGATCCAGAATGTCTGCTTCCTTCCGCATCGAATTTGCATCGCCCCATACGCCCGACCAGGGCTTGTGGATCATCAGGTTGGCGCCTTCGCTGATGCGGATTTCGTCGCCGGCCATCGCAATCACGCTTGCGATTGAGGCGGCGATACTGTCGATGTGAACGATGATCTTGGCGTCATGCCGTGCGAGTGCTTGGTAAATGGCAAGCCCTTCGAATACCAACCCGCCGCCGCTATTAATGCGGACGTTGATCGCGTCCACATCCAGCTCGGCGATTTGGTTTGAGATCGACTCCCCGGTGATTCCTTCATCCCACCAGCCACCGCCGATATCGCCATAGACCAGAATTTCCGCCTCGCGATCGCCGGAGGTCGCGTTGATGCGTACCTGGCCAGGCTTCAACGCCATGCGGTTTACATAGCGGATCGAGCCGGCGTCTTGTGGATCCTCTTGGGCCAGCTTCGAGAGCACCGTGTCCAAGCTGTCGCGCGCTTCGCGCAACAGGCTTTCGTTTGCAGCGGACAGGACTCGTCCTGCAGCATGCGGCCGCATATTCGATTTGGTCATACGAGAGTTACTCCTGGAGAGCCGGTGGTGCCGGTTCAGCGACTTTCGGGTCGCCAACGATATTGGCGGGGATACGCAGTTTGTTGCTGGATGGGTCCAGATCGGGGTTCAGATCGAGCTTGTCACGGGCTTCGTTCGGATACATCACACCGCCGTTGACGTATTTGAGCAAGACTTCGGCGGTATCTTTCGCTGAGCCTCGCATCATGCCTTCTTCAACAAAGTTGAAATAGTAGCCAGCGTCCAGATCTTCGTCGCCCAGCAGGTTGATGGCAGCAGACTGTTCGAACGCTTCCCACCGCGGCGAAAGGCAGTCTTCTCGGTGAGCGCGGTTCATTTCTTCTGCACTGGCGAAGGTTGCAGTCTTATCCGAATAGCCCACCTTGATAGGCAACACGCCAAAGAAAGAGCAGATCTGCTCGATCTGCAACTTGCGAGTCTCATTCGACTGAGCATCAATGCTGCTCATGGACGTGTTGAGAAATTTCGCATTGCGGTCCAGAATCATTGGCTTGCCAGCGTTCTGGAGCCCGGCAAATTGCTTGGTTACCCACCCGCTCAAATCTTCGTATTGCTTTGGATCGAGTGTTCCTTCGACCGAGTAGATGCCAGAGTTACGGATGCCATTTCTATGCAATTGCGCGACGGCCTCTTCCGTCGTCATGGCCAAGCCAATCGCTTCACCCGCCAGCTTGACTACGTCCAGGCCTTCGATGCCGTCCAAGGTTGGTCCGCGGAGGTGCCAAATATGCTTTTTCGTGAACGTCCGGAACGTGCCGTCACTACCGAACACGTCATAAAGCATTTCCAACGTCTCAGGATCACGTCGAGGAGATACCTGTCCTGGTGCGAACGGAATGAGCTCGAGCATACGGCCGTTGGAACTGCGGTTCTTGAACACGAAAGCGCGCCCGGCCAGCTCGATGTGCCAAGCCAGCATCTGTCGAAATTCGAAGCTCGTCTGCCAATCGTTCGGTTTCAGCGACAACAGTCTGTAAAGCGGATGATTCTTTGCTGGTATGCGACGCCCGTCAACTTCACGCATGAGCTTGAACGGGACCTGAGCCAATCCGTTGCCGATCACGCGGCAGCATGCGAAAACAGTCGCAACTTTGATCGCAGTGCGCATCGTCACAGAGCGGCCACTTGCTGTTGACAGCCAGCCGGCCATCTCCCGCCAGAATGGCTCCTTGAATGCTTGGTTCTGGCGCCCGATGCTCGAGGGGACAAAGATCGACATCAGTCGTCCGCTTTCTGGCGCCGGTTATTGACGCTTGCCAGCACTCCCCCGGCGATCATCAGTGCGCCAGCGACGATGCAGCCGGCAGCCGGATGCACGATGCCCGCACCGGAGGAAATCGCCATTGCGCCACAAACGATAAGCGCGTCGGGTACCAGCTTGATAAATTTCTTCATTATGATTCCCAAAATGATTTGACTGGCTCTGCAGCGCGGATAACTAACGCAGCGGCCATCACGGCAGCGAGGATTACGTCGATACGGCCTGTCGCCTTCTCTTTGTCGAGCTTGCGACTGCCGGTCCCGTCTTGAACCGTTACCGCATTGCCGGCACACATAGTGAGCACTTTGTGCCCGTTGTGTGCGATCTCGCCGTTGAGCAGCATCGTTTCGAACTGCTCGATGGCCGGACTCATGTCTTTGTAGCCTTGCCCGAATGCTTCCATGGGAGGAAGGCTGATGCCATCGTCGCTGGCCATCTGCTGCAAGTCCTCGATGCGCCAACGGTCGTATGCACACGCTGTGATATCGAAGAAGTCGCACATAGCCGACAGCTTTTGCAGAATGATTCTCTTGCTGATCGCGCGGCCTGGCGTTGTATCGAGCAGCCCTTCGGCTTTCCAGTCCACATACGGGACCATGTCCTGCTGCGCGCGGCGCGCAAGGTTGTCGTCTGGCAGCCAGGCAAACGGCACCAGCTTCCAGGGCTCACCTGGTTCGACCGGCTCCACTAGAAACACCAGCCCCGTAAGGTCGGTCGTGCTGGACAAGTCGAGACCAGCAACGGCACGGCGCCCGCGCAGCGACTCGATGTCATAGTCCAGGTGCGCTTCTTTCCATACCTCGTGGCTGATCCACGGCGACTCGGCGTCTGTCCACTGGCAGAAATTCAGCCTGCGCACGATCGCTTCTTTCGACGGCATGCCTTTCGCTTCCGTCACCTGCTCCCGAATGTACTTATAGCCGGGAAGGTTTGCATCCTGCAGGCTGGGGTTTGCCTTCGGCCAGCAGTCCTCGCTTTCGAATGGATCGTCTTCCTCATCTAGGGAGCAGATGTAGGGAAACAGCGCGTCGTCCAGGGCCTCGCCGCTGGCGACTTTCGCGCCGTATTCGTGGTAGCTCCAGCACGGCGACTTGCGACTAGCTCCGGCGTTGGTAATGATGAAGATCAACGCCTGGCGCCGGCTCTTCGTCCCCGCGCGCATCATCTCCAGGACTGTTGCGGTTTTGTGTTCGTGGTACTCATCGATCAGCGCAATGTGCGGGCGCGGGCCGGACTGGCCATCGTCACTGCTAATCGGCCTGAAGAAGGCGCCCTGTGCCAGGTATGCCAGATTCCATGCTTTTTCACCGGTGCCGCTTTTCCTGAGACGTTTTTGCAGCGCCGGCGACTGGTCATGCATGGCGACGGCATCGCGGAACAGGATCATCGCCTGGTCCTTCTTCGTCGCCGCAGCGTAGATCTCGGCTCGCGGCTCACCGTCGGCCACCAGGCCTTTCAACCCGACGCCAGCAGCCAGCGGCGATTTGCCGCTACCCTTCGCCGTTTCCACGTAGACCACGCGGAAGCGCCGGTATCCGTCGTCGCGCTTCCAACCGAAGATGCTGCCGACCACGAACTGCTGCCACGGCAGCAGTTCGAATGGCTGGCCCTCGAAGTCGCCACCGTTCAGCTTCAACACATCGCGGTAAAAGCCGATGCCCTTCAGGGCCGCCGCAACGTCCCACACCAGACCGCGCGCGGCACCTTCAGCAACGTCAGCCAGATGACGCGCGCACTGGTTACGCACATGCGGCCCGGCGATCCGGGTGCCGGCAACGACTTCGCTCGCATACGCTGAAACCGGGTCAGCCGAAGTATTCGGCGGCGGGGTCTTTTTCCTTGTCGCCATCCGGGAGGTCCACGTTCACTTTTGATCGCGCGGCCGGCGTTAAGCCGAATTCCACCAGGTAGCTTTTGAATTGCGCGTCGGCGGCGCGCAGCTGGTTGACCGCGGGGTTGTTTTTGATAAGTTGATTGCTGTTCTGGTCAATCGACGTGTAGGTGCGACCATCGCGCTCGATCAATTCCCGGCATTTCAGGATGTCGGAGTAGCAGTCGCAAAGGCGCTCGAGTGCCAGTCCATCAGCCTCGGTGAGCACGCCCATTCGCTTCAGCAGCGCACACAACTTTTTCCACACCGCTTTGCCCTTTGGATCGAGGTGCACCGGACAAACTGGCGTTTTTGTACGTGGTTTTGGTTCTTTTTTGTTCAGTGGCCGCTTGCCCGGATTGCCCGTGACCAGCTTGAGCGCACTGGGAATCGGTCGCCTTCCAGCCATGATTTCAGTCCTAGAGAAGTTTCCAGTCGTGATGAGTGTGGTAGTCTCTATTCACATTGTTATCAAAAAAACTATTAACAGGACTGGAGAATTTGTGAGCCTATACAAAGCAAGCTTTAACAAAAATGACACTCAAGCTCGCAAGGCGTTTCAGATGGCAGTGCAGCGGCACTATGGAAGCGATCTTTGGGGCCCCTGTGACACTGCATTCATACTCTTCGAGACGTCAGATGAACCTGCCAAAGTCATGCAAAAAATTGATGTTTCGACAGGTTCAGAAACGTCTTCATTAGCGGGTGCTGGCGAATTAAACCTCCAACTCGGCGCTGCAAAAGAAGATGATCCGACATTGCCGGACGACGCCAAGAGGTGGCTAGTTGAGCAGATCAAAACCCGCGCTAGTGTGGACGAACTCACAAAAATACCGCGATTTCCTGGATCCCGTGAACTGATAAATTGGGATGATTTGCTGATTTGATTTATTGATAAACTCTGCCCGAGCCCTGGGCGGAGCGCGATTTTGGGCGCAGCGATCAGCCCGGAAAAAAAATCTCAATTCGCGGATGTGCACAAAGAGGGGGCAGGCGGTCCCCATAGACGAAAGTCCCAGAGATTTAAGTACCCCCGGGTAATGTTTCTAAAATATAATTGTTTTTACTGAGAATGTTTCTTTTGAAACATCAAACCGGCCAGCCATCAGGACCTGCAGCGCGCTTCAATCGCTTGCGCTTGCCCTGCTCTGCTTCCGTCTTGATCGCATGGCATGGATCGCAGATCGCTTCCAGGTTGGAAGGGTGATCGGTCTTGACGCGCGTCCAGCGCAGCTCGGTGGCCTTGGCCTTGCTGATGATGTGGTCGACCGCGCGAGCCAGGGTAGTGAGGCCGGCGCGCTTGCAGCGTTGGCATTCGCCCTGGTCACGCTCCATCACCTGGTTGCGGACCTTGACCCAGGCGCTGTCGTAGCCACGCTCGTGGCGGCTCTTCGTGCCCCAGACCATCAGCTCGCGTTTAGTACCAGCGCCGCGACCTCGTGCAACAGTTGGCCTGACTTGCCATAACCCTTGGCTCGCAGGATCTCGAAGGCACGCTCAGACTCAGCCAAGCGCTCGCAGATGGAGCGCAGCGCAGTTTCATCGACGACATGGAAGACCATGGCCGGACGGTTACCGGTGACGGCGCGGATGATGGCGTGGCGATAGCTAACGACGGGCTGGCTCACTGGGATACCTTGAATAAAAAAGCCGCCCGGCGCATGGATGCGAGGGGCGGCGAAGATCCTGCTGGTGCAGGACCGGAGACACGGAAGCGGACGGCGGGGCTCTCACCCGCGGCTGGGTAGCTGCGACCGCATTGATCGGGTAGCCCTAACGTGGGCCAGGCGCCCAGCCCCAAGGCTGTCTACCAGGTGGGCGGTAAACGGATAGTTGGAATGGCATAGGCTGTTAGGCGTGCTATTGTTTCAAAGTCTAAACAACGGGAGAAGCCATGTCGCAAGATGATTTAAACCGCGAGTTCGTTGAATTAATGCGGGAGCAAACGGAGGCTATGAAAAACCTTCAGACCCGTTTGAGCGCCGAGCACGAGATGTCGCAAATCATGCGTGAACTCACTTGCGCGTTGTATCGTGAATTGAATGTAGCCAGTCCCGATCTCATACATGTAATTCGTGAGAAGTTTGCGGCGACGCGAGACGATGAGTCCAGGTCAGATGATCAACGGGTACTCGCGCGCCGTTGCATTGGTGCAATCATCTCAGCGACAGAGTAAAGCAAAAAGCCCGAACGTCAAACGGTTCAGGCTTTTTCTTCAGACGTGCGAAAGCACCAATGGCTGGGGTGCTGTCGCGAGTTCCGGTTATCGGTGGCGCTTGCGCGCACTTTACGAGGCCGGAAGAATGTAGGCGCTTAGTTTACACGAAACGCTGGTTGCATACACAGTATTTCAGTGGTGGTATCAGCCAGGCTGCATACGCATCTTGGCGCTGGCACGCGCGGCATGGCTGTCGGCGATGCTGTGCAGCTCACTCACCATGTTCAGCGTGTGTTCGCGAACGAACCCGGCTGCCATCACCAGCGGACCTTTGCCTGAGCCCGAGCAGCATTTGCATGCGCGCGCCTCGGCCAGGCCAGTACCACCGCACGGATCGCACAGACCATGCAGCCAGTGGGCCAACGAATGCTCGGCGACGGTCCGATACAGCCTGATCGCCGCTTCCGCATCCCAGGCGGTATTCTCCGGCACCCACCGTCGCGCGCGCCCGCGTTTCGTCACCTCGGCAGTCCACAGGATCAGGACGCTTGCTACCAGCGACACGCCAGTCTCAAGCACTGTCGTATCACCTTCCAGCGCCTGACGGCATTCAGCCTCGCGGCTTGCATCCTTTTTATTGATGGCGAGGACCAACGCCCTTTCGACCAGGTTGCGCATCGCCACCGCATGGGCCATGTTCTGGATTGCTGTGCCCGAATACTTCGCACGGTGCAGCAGCGCGCCTAAGTCGCTAGTCGAAGTAGATGCCAGCGCCGACGCAAGAAGTGGCTCGGCCTGGCAGTGACCCTCATCGTCCTGGAGGCTCGATGCGCTCAATGCGGTGATATAGCGATCAACGAACCCCATGATTTAACACTTTCTAAAAGACGACCATGGCAGCGTACCATACAAGGCCTAATTATTTCCACTGGTCATGTATTTATTTTTTACATTGTTGTTGGTAAACGTCAGGTAAGAAAAAGCCCCCTATCAAAGGGGGCGGAACGTAGGTAAATAGGCGTGTGATGCGACTGGAGAGCCTGCTTACGTTATACAGCTTCCCACCTACCGCCATTGAAGCGGATCAGGCCTTGGTCGTTCAAAACCTGTAAGCGCTCGGAGATCACTCGTGGCGGCGGAACGGGGCGACTCAACAAGCCACGCGTGCAGAGTGGCCATGCGAGCGCACGAAGCCCGCTGGCATCCGTATCCAGCTGCCGCATGGTCCCTTTGCCTGCGCGAACTTGGACCAATAGCGCCTTGTCAAAATCCTCAAACCTGCCGATTTCCATAATGGGCTCCTTTGTGTCGGTGCTGCATTTTAACGCGGCTTTCGTAAATTTCTGCTGATCATTAATAAACCGTAGAGCCTGTATCTAAAGGCGTGCTTTTATGCGGAGTGCCACTTTTGTGGCGCAGATACGTCGAAGATAACTGCAGCGCTCCAAAAAATACAAAAAAAATAAAACTTCTAGCCAAATTTTAGGCATACTCAAAATGTATTTACAAAGCTTAAAAATTGGAGATAGACATGAAATTTCATCTAAAAAATGTTCCGCAAGTCTTCGTTACTGCATGTCTACTTTTTAGCTATATCGAAGCGGCCGCTATTGATGCTGTGGCCTCAAAAAAATCCGAGAGTAAAGCGCGCTCTTCAATTATTTTCGATGACAGCGGAAACGCTATATTTACCGCCGACAACCTGATAATTGGGTCAGCAATTAATTTCAAACCAGCAGGAAACATTAGGGCTATCTTTCCAACGCAAATTCTTGTTGATGGTAAGCCAGACGGCCGTATGGGCCCCCCAGATCCGCGCGAGCCGAAGCCTCCAAAAGTTCCCAACTACAATGAACCGCAGCCGAAGCCGCCAAAAACTGATCCTTGTCGGAATGGCCCCGGCTGCCCAATTCGGTTCCGAAACGATGAACAACTGATTAAATATGGACCGGAAGTACGCGGAATAAATCTTTATAAATTGGAAAAGGGTAGTCTTAATCAAGAAGTGATGGGCGTTGTCGGTCAATAAAAAATGATTATGTGACCTTGCACATTCAAAAATGAATGAGAATAACGTGACGTTACCACGGTTCAGAGGCCCGCAACCTCACTTATCCGCTCCTGCGCTTGAGCAGCTAGGTCGAGATTCTTCTCCAAATAACCCATGGTAGTTGTGAAGCTCTTGTGCCGCATTACCCTCTGGACCGTCTGAATCGGGACGCCGGCCTCGGACATCAGCGTAGCGAACGTGCCGCGCAAGCGGTGCGGCGTGATGCCCTTGATCGCGCAGGTGTCGTTTGCCTTTCGGATCGCCTGCCGGGCGAAGCCTGGTGCGAAGGCCTGACCGTCAGCCCTGACCACAATTAAACCTGCAGGTTTGCGCTGCTCCTGCAGGTGCTCGCGCAGCCAGCCTGCCATCGGTACCGGCTCTGCCTCCCTACCCTTAGTGATGCCAGGCGTGTACGTCTTGCGCGCCCAGTCGATCCACTCCCAGCGCGCGCTGATCACCTCGCCCTCGCGCAGGCCCAGCCCGAACATCAAGCGCACGGCTGTACCAATCCCCGGCGCGTGTTCGGTGGCCTCGTCGACGGCGGCGAACCACGCGCGTGCTGCCGCCAGCGGGAGGATGGAGCGCGGCCGCTTCTGCACCTTTAGCATGGGCACGTGCCATGGCATCGCCGCCAGCATGCGGCGCTTGACCGCCCACATGGTCAGCAGCTTGACGATCCGCAGCCAGTGGTTCGCGCTGGCCGGCTTGTGCGTCAGCAGGTACAGGTTGCGCGCCAACTCGACGTCGAGCGTGCTGATCTCGTTGATCGACTTGGCGCCCAGGTCAAACATGTGCAGGCGCCGGAACAGCTCGACGCTGCGAATGTGCGCTGCGCTGGACACGGGCCGGTGCACTTCGATCCACGCGTGCGCCAGCTCGGCCAGCGTCGGCACCGGCTCGCCGCCGTTGGCGCGCAGCACCGCAGCGTCATACTCTCGCTGCGCGACCTGCTCGGCGGCGCGCCGGCTGGCCAGCCCCGTACTGCGGCGGTATCGCGTGCCAGCCACCTGAAACCGATAATGCCAGACGCCGCCACGCTTGAATACGTTCGCGCTCATAGGCCACTCCCCCTACTAGATCCGCTCGACACTGTTGGGTAGTGTCCGATTTGACCAGGCGGCGCAAGTTGGTAGAAAATTGAAATTACAAACCCTCTATCACAATCGCAGAACAACTTATGGGAGAATTTTTCATGAGCGCATTTACGCCTATGCAGTCTTTCAACCCATGGGATGAAGGTGATTACCGCGTGTATGGCTCTGCGGCTGTCACCCCCGATGGCAACTACTGGCCTGCTTATCAGATTGACCGAGTTCACGGCATTCCCAATCCTCCCCAGCAAGCAGTACCGTTGCATCAGGTCAAGGAACAGAGCTTCGCGACGGAGGACCTGGCCAAGATGATGGCCGTCTCGCTTGGCGTCGGCCGTGTTCGTGCCCAAGATCGGTTGGGCTGCTAATTTTCGTGATGGGCAAGCGTTCGCTTTCATGCTGGCACCGCCTGCGCTGGCGCGCGGGCATCGCGGGCCACTGGTGTTGGGCGCGCGGGCTGCGGGGCTGCAGTTGTGGCCACGCCGGCGCTGGCGGGGAGCTGACGCGCTAGGGCTGCGTCATAGCAGTCGACCAAAATCTTGTGCCAGTCCGCGCGCGCGGCCCAATAGCTGCGGCGGCAGTGGGCCAGATCGCCCTGATCGAACTCCCCCATCGAGTGTAATTCGGCCAGGCGCTGCTCGATCTTCTGTGGAAGCGCCTGGTGCTGGTCGTTCGCGTTTGTTTTGGCCATAGTTGTCATTTAGAGGGGTTGGTTGGACCCCTCAGGCTGCGGTTGTAGTGGATGGGGTGTACTGCGGCCCCCGAGCAAAATCAGCAAAAACTAATATCGAAAGTGACGTATTCGCGGATGGTCAGTTCCGCTACGGCTCGCCCAGGCCGCCCCCTCGCCCTTTCGATTGGCGCACTCTGGTGAATGCGCCTGCCGAACGGGCCAAGCATTCCAACTCTGTACCTCTGTTCGCTCTGGCCTGTGCTCTCAGGCCTCGGCAAGGCCCCCTCTGCGCCTTGTTCGTGCTGTGCCCTGGTGCTCGACGGTGCTGTCGGTCTTTTTGCGGTGTGGGCCGATTCAGGCCCGTGCACGTTTTTTCTGGTGTCGTCCGCTCCACCTGGTTCGCGTTTCAGACGCGGCCCTCAAATCTTGGAAAGGGCTCGATCCGGAATCGGACCCTTTCCAAGATGCGCTCACCGTGGAGCGCCTTTACTGCCCTACTTTGTGCGCAATAGCCGGGCCTCTCGCATCACCTTCAGCTTCACGTCGGCAAATGCACTGGCCTGTATCTGCAGGACCGTGCGCTTGCGGCTGAAGCTGAACGTCTGGCCATCGACGGCCTGCTCGATCTGCTCCATGACGTAGTCGTTCCAGTCGGTGCCAGCGCACTGCGGGTAGGCGACGCTCACGCCCAGCACCTCGGCGGCAGCACGCGCGGCGTCAAGACCCGGATTGCGACCAATGCGCGCGGCGGTTTCCCAGTCGTTGTCGGCGCACACGACGCCCATGCCGAATCGCGTCATGCGCTCGGCGACGACAGGCAGATTGCCGGCGTTGAAGCCGACGATCACGCGGCACGTAGGGATGGCCTGGAATATGGTCAGGCCGGTGGCGAACCCCTCGACGAGAACCGTCAGGGCCGCGCCGGCGCGCTCGATGGCGTAGTAGGCGCATTTGGTGGTGGCGCCAAAATGGAATTTCTTCTCGCCCTCCGGCGAAATGCGCTGCAGGCTGAGTACCTTGCCGTTGTAGAGCATGGGGATCACGAGCCAGCCATCGGCGTCGACGCGCAGGCCAACGCAGCCGGCCACGCCCAGCCCCTTGCTGACCAAGTAAGGATGGCTGCCGCGCAGTGGTGCGCAGCGCTCGTAGTACGCTCGCGCAGTCAATGTGGCCTCGCAAAGCGCTGCGCGGCGCTCTGCTTGGCGGCGGGCGATCGCGGCCCGGTCAATCGGCGCGGCCATTGCGGCGGCACCATCACTCGCACGCCACGTGATCGGCTCGGCGTGCACGGCGTAGTCTTGACACCAGCCGACTAGGCCATCGTCGGCCAGCTTGATACTGCCGTTCTTCTTGCGCGGGTGGCTCTCGGTCTTGCAGCGGATCCAGCGGCCGGGCGTGAACGTGTCCGGCACGATGATGCCGTTCGCTTGAACGAATTGCAGGAAGTCGCTCATTTTCGGCCTGCGATCTTCTTCTTCGACGCCGCCCACGCCATGTTGCGCGACGTGATCCATTTACGGAGCTCTGGCGTCGGCTCCATCGGAGGAAGCTCATTGCGCGGAGGCCAGTCGTTGAACTTTTCACGGAACTTGGCGAGTACCCAGCCGTTGGTTTTCCCAGTCTCTGTTGCGTACTGGCGCAGCTGAGCGTGGAACACGCGCATCTGGTCGGTGGTCGGTGCCGGCTTTGCAGCTTTCGCGCCTTTGACCTCCTGCAGCGAGCCCTCGACGTGTTCAACCGAGCGCGGCTTCTTGTATGCGTGCCCGCAGGCCGGGCAGTTCGGGAGCGGATCGTGAATGCACGAACAGGTAGGGCATTTGACAGGTTGCCGCTCTTTCTTCGGCAGCTTGGCGCGCTCCTTGCGAGTGCCATCGTCCAGCTCGTGGGCGCCACTCTCAAAAAACGAGTGCATGGCTTCCCAAAAGCGGAAGCAGTTGCCGCTGTGGTCCAGCACGATGCACTCAGTCTTGCCCGGGTGGATGCGCAGGCCGCGCCCCAGAATCTGGATGTGTTCGGCCAAGCTGTTCGTGAGCGGGCGCGCCATGATGATGACCTCGACGTCGGAAACGTCAAAGCCCTTGCTCAGGGCGCTCACGCTGATCAAGCCGCGGACCCTGCTGTCAGGCTTGCTGAATTCTTCAGTCAGCGCATCGCGGGCCGCCTCATCGGTGCGGTAGGTATAAAGCTCGGTGAGAACGCCGGCTTCCAGGAACTGGCGATGCATTTCCTCGCAATGCTTCACGTCGCAACCGAACGCGATGAACTTCTTGCCCTTACCGTGGCGAAGGTATTCCGCGACGCAATCGCCGATGATGGGCATGGCGCGTTTTGACGCTTCCGTCTTCGTCCACTCGCCGCCGCGCTTCACTGCGCCGGTCATATCCGGTTCGCTCGCGGCGTAGACGCGGAATGGAACGAGAAACCCATCTGCGGTCAGTTGGTTCGTGGTGGTGGTCGATACGACGCTGCCGTACAGGCTACCCAGGCCCTTCGTCATCGGCGTCGCGGTGAGGCCGAGAACGATGATCTTCTGGCCCTGCTCACGCTGCTTGCGCGCTGCCTGGATTCGCTCTGCAACGGCCTTTTGCACCGCATGGCACTCATCGACGATGATCAGATCGGCTTCTGGCCAGTCGCGGTGGCAAAGTGTTTGCGCGACGGCGATCTGCACTTTTTCCCACGGCCGCACGCGCTCGTTGCTGCCTTGGATAGTGCCGTGAGCGATGCCATAGCTGTCGAATGTTCTGCTGGTTTGCCGCACCAGTGACAGGCGGTCGACCACGAAGACCACGCGCTTGCCTTGCTGGACGGACTTGTTCGCCAGCCAGGACGCGACGACAGTTTTACCTGCACCCGTTGGAAGGGAGGCGATCGGGTTCCACACACCGCCCTGGATGGCCGCAAATAAATTCTGAATTCCCTGCGCCTGATACGGCCGCAAGCGGATCTGCGCGCTCATGCTGCCCTCCGTGCTTTCAGCGCTGGCACAATGTCAGAATTTCGCTCGACACCCATCGCCTGGCGGATCTGTTGAAGCGTCTCGCGCATGTATTCCGCGTCGGGCTCCAGATCGTTCAGCTTTTTTGTCAGTCCCGCATTGCGGCCAGAGATGCCCTCAAAGTTCGACTTCCAGCGCTGCGCCTCCGCTGCCATGTCGTCCTGACTCAGGAAAGCGACCTGCGCCTCGAGTGCCTCTTTCTCGGTGCGCAGCTTGTCGTGCGCGCGTTGAAGCGCATCGAAGTCCTCATGCAGCTTCTCGAAAGGATCCGTCTCGACCGTATCTGGAAGCAAGACCGGCTCGCCGGCGCCTCGCGATGCCTGCTCTTGGGCCTGCTGAACCAGTGTCGGCCGTTCGGCTGGCGCAGCGGCAGGCACAGTAGCCGGTGAAACTGCGGGCGGCGTCGCGGCGGCGGGTGCCCGCTGTGGAGCCACTTTCTTTGCGGCGGCGTTGATCGAAATCTCGCCAGCCCTCACTCGGGCGGTCACCTCGGCATTGCCGCTTTCGAGGATTTTTTCGACCTTGCGCACCGTGTCGTGGGAAACGCCTGCCTTCCTGGCCAGCTCGTCTCGGGTCTTGCCGCTACCCTGTGAAGAAATCTGCACAGGGTCTGCCGCTGGCGCCCGGCCCGCGAGCATTCGCGCACGCGCCTGCTGCTCCATAAGCGGCTTCAAGCGTAGAGCGAGTGCTGCGCGGCTAAAGTCGGACAAGTTGCGTTTGCCGAGCTGGTGCTCGCCCATCCAGATCAGCGCATCATCCTTTGTTGCCAAACCAGTTTTTTCCACCGTCGTAAATGCGACGTTGTGGCGCTTGCAGATCTCGTACCGGTTGTGGCCGTCGAGGATGTATCCGCCCCATACAACGATGGCGTCGCGACAGCCGTCCGCCAGAATGTTCGCCTCGAGCTGCGCAAACTCGTCTGATGACAGCGGATCGATCCAGGCACGCAGGTCTGGATCGATGTTCAGATCAGAGGTATTCAGCGGGGACATCGGAAAAATCTTCTTCAGGGAGGTTGGCGGCAGCGTGCAGGATGGCGTTGGCGAATTTGATGGCCTCATCAGGCGCCAGCACCAGGTTGACTTCGAACGGGAGGGTCTCGCCTTCGTTGGTGTATGCCTCGGTTGTCCAGACGATTACGCCATCTGGGCAGGCGCCGACGCGAAGCGTTTCGGTAATGTCGTTCTGGCTCATACTCAAGCTCCCCACAGGTTGAAGCGCTTGAATGCGCGGATGACGGCCACGTCGCTGATCAGCTCCCAGCTGTGCAGGGCCATGACGATGCGTTTCAGGATGGATTTCATGCTGCTCTCCAAAATTTGGGCGTAAAGAGTCCCTGCGCCGAGCGGGTGAGCGGTCGGCGTCGATACTTAGAGGGAATGGATTAGCTAGGTGCCGGAGCGGCTCGGGTACTAAAGACTTCTGGCCGCACAGCCTTGAGATACATCAACCGAGAGCTCGGAATGCCGTGACGCCTCCACTGGGAAACGGATGGGTCTTTCACTTCACAAAGGCGGGCAACTTCCGAGGTTCCGCCGAGTGCATCGATGATCTCATCAGCTGTCAAAATCTTGTCCATACCTAATATTAGGCGCACTTAATCATTAAGGCAAGCTAAATTTTCGCGGGTTTTGGTTGACTTTTTAACGATGACTGTTAAGCTAGCCTAATGACATGGAATGAGCGGCTAAGGCAGGCCCGAACTGCCAAACAAATGACGAAGTCCGCAATGGCGCGCTTGCTGGGAGTGTCTGCTCCTACAGTCACTCAATGGGAGGCTGGGACGATCGGTTCCTTGTCTGGCAAGAACATGACAAATATATGCCAACTGCTTGGGGTTAGCGCGGAGTGGCTTTTGCATGGGACCACTTCTCGCGATACCTTGCTTGAACCGCTTTCTCGAGACGAGGGTCAGACTCAGTATCGCCAGGAAGACGATCCCGATTTTGTATCTATTCGAATGGTAAAGCTCCGGCTCTCTGCAGGTATTTCAGGCTTCCGAACCGAGCCCGAGTATGAGCCACACTCGATGCTTAAGATTAACCGGGCATGGGTCGAGCGAAACGGGTATTCGATTGATAATCTGATCGCCATTAGGGTCAGGGGAGAGAGCATGGAACCATCGCTCTACGATGGCGATGTCGCAGTGGTAAATACCGCTGAGACGATGCCAGCTGACGCCGCTGTCTTTGCGATTAATTATGAGGGTGAGGCAGTGGTGAAAAGAATGATGCGCGATGCGGGAGAGTGGTGGCTCACGTCGGACAATCCAGACCACCGGCGGTTCCCAAAGAAGCAGTGCAGAGGTGGCGAATGCATGATGGTAGGCCGGGTAGTTTGGCGAGAAGGCAGCCGTATCTAGCCCAGCACAATAATATCTCTTAGCTCGAATGCCGGCCATGTGCCGGCATTTTTCATTTCCGTCGAGCCCATATTTAGGCTCACTAAAATAAATACTTGCGTTTGTATTTAAGTATGCCTAATATTGTGCTTAAGGAATCCAAGACCCTCGGCGCCCTGAGTCGGGATGGAACTCCTTGTTTCTACCCAAAAAAAAGCCACCCAGCGCACTAACGCTGGATGACCCCTTACGCCCCGAACTTTTGGAGAAAGACAATGGCGAATCATAATGCTATCACGAGCAGTTCCCAAAAAGCAATCAATTGTGTCAAATTACCTACATATTTGATCCCAGTTCGGCTGGATGCGCAGTCGATGCATCTCCCCTTGCACTACACGGGCGGCGATCTTGGCCTCGGCAACGGTGGTGAACCATGGATTCACTTCCAAGACGCCGCTGGCAGCGCATACACCACTCATTCGGTCGAATGGGTGCTTGAGAACATCGACTGGTTTAAGGAAGGCCGTGGCCAGACGCAGCTGCTTGCCGCTGCTGCCCTGCACTACGGCCTCGGAGCCTACGCCCTGATGGGCGCCGACCTGGACAACATGTGCGATGTGTGGGACGTTCGCGATGCCGCCGGGCGCCTGCTGCTGGCCGGCGTAACCCACAGCGAAGCCAGCAATATCGCGAACGCCTACATGCAGGGTCCGGACTGGATCGGTGACGTCACGATTCGTCGTCAGTGCCCTGACGAAGCCATGCGCGATCCGCGCCACGAAGGCCCGCTGGTCCTGCTACATCACAATCTGGGCGTGACCGACTTCCTTGGCATTGCCGTCAAGTCCCACACCGGCCGCTGCGGAATGATGCTCGAGGAGGTGCTGCGCCGCTTTGACCAGTTCGGCCCGGTCGACCAGAGCAAGCTGATGCTGGGCCTAGCCAAGCACTTCGACATGGTGCAGGCGCATGAAGAAATGGCGGGTGCAGCATGAGCCTTGCCAATCCACACTTCAATCTGATCGAGCGCGCCCCATACGAGCTGGCTCACCTCCTCGAGAATCTGCCGCCACAGCACGATCATGGCCAGCTGACAAGCGATGAACGGCTGATGCTTCGCGCAGCCTCCGATCACGCTGCAAATTACAACGAGACCCTGCTCGACGGCATTGAGGCAATCGGCCACCTGCTCTTTTCTGCAGCGACAAATAAAGGATTCCCGCTCTCGCAGGGCACCGCTGCAAATATCGGCACACTGCTTTCGGCGCTTGCCGTACAGGCCCAATACCTGAAAGCTTTCTCCGCTGGCGCCGAGTCGACACTTGCACGTCAAGGAGGTGCAGCGTGA